TTCTGCTGGCTGGACTTATATTTCAAACTCAGTAACAGTTGGAACTGGTGCTGTTGGAAATTCAACTGCGGCTGTTGCCGCTAATGGCAATCCAAGCATTTATGGAATGGTGATGGCTGGTGGTGGTTCAGGTGGAGCAAACGGAATTCAAGGAGGCGCTGGCGGAGGCGCAGTAACTATTACTGGAAGTTCATCAGCCGCGGCTTATACAGGCGCTCCTGCTGCAAGTTTTGTTGTAATTGGTTACGCCGCAGGAAGAGATGCCGCTGGCGTTTCATCTGGTGGTGGTTCAGGTAATACAACAGTCACAGGAACTGTAACTGCTTCTGCTGGTGGTCGTGGTGTTATCTGCGGTGGTGGCGGAGCAGCAGGAACGGCAGGAACAGGCACAGGCGGTGCTGGTGGTACTGGCGATTTCTATGCTGGCGGTGCTGGTTCATCAGGAACAGGAATTACTTTTGGCGGCGGTGGCGGTGGTGCAGGTTATACATCAAATGGTTTTCCTGCTGGTTCTCCTGCTGGTACTGCTACTGGTGTTCTCAATAACGGAGGACAAGGTGGTTCAGGTGGAGGTGGTGGAGGCGCTGCTTCCACACTAGGTACTGCTGGCTCAGGCGGTAATGGCATTGTTTATCTTTACTTCTAAGGAGTTCTAATGGCTATCAAATACGAATACAACTCACCTTGCTGCGGTCACTTCTATGTTGAAGTGCGCAATCCAGAGGATGCTCAAGTTGTGACAAAGTGCAATGTCTGCGGACAGGGTGAGTATGTGCTGATCCAGGAAGTAGCTTTAGAAGAGACAATCACAACAGTTTCGGAGTAAACAGCGATGGCAATCTATAACGAGAACATTGCCTATAACGCGGCAGGGGTTCAGTATAACTCTGGGATCAACACAGTTAATGCTGGCTCTTCTATTGTCATTTCCGCAACAACTACAGCTTTAATTGCTCTTCTTACTTTTACAGGTAGTTCTTCTTCTTTTGCAGCAAATCTTACTGCTGATGCCAATATAACTCGATATGCTCAGACATCAACCAATTTAACGTCTACCCAAACTGCCGATTCCAGTATAACTAAATATGCTCAAGCATTAACTGATTTAACGGTTACTCAAACCGCCAGTGTTTCACAAAACAAAAACATAAGTTCATCCTTTTCCGCAGTATTTACTCAATCAGCCGATGCCACAAAAAATCAAAACATAAGTTCATCTACAGCGGTAAGCACATCCCTTCCAGCCACACTTGTTTATTTAAGATCTGCTGATTCATCATTGGCGGCAACAACAACGGTTTCCTCAAGCGCCATACGAACAGTAAATTCCAATTCATCAACTTTAATTTCTGCGGGGCTTACTGCTGATGCTTCCGTCAATAGTTTAATTAGCACAAATACCAGTGTTATTGCTTCTTTACCAGCAACAGCTACATTAAATTCTTTAATTCGTTCATCTTTAGGCATAACAGCAGGATTATCCTCAAAGGTAAAAAGGTCCAACCCAATAACCGACCATGACACTGTTTTCTATGGTCAGATTATGCCTCGTCCATGGGCGGGAGAACTGCTTCAGCGCCAGTGGGCTGGAGTGATCCAAACTGAACGAGATGAGTCAGCAAACCTTGGAACTAAACAAGCTGATGGTATCCTTGGCGAGCGCAATAAGTTTGCCACACTAGCCCAGCGCCGTTGGGAAGGGATGCTTTTATGATTAACAACTACCCCCGTGAGAGCGTTGAATTCCAACCTATCCTCATCACCCTTGACGGGACTCCGTTCACAACTGCTGCTGATATTGAAGTTGCTATCACTGCTCAGAACGCCCGTCCATCTACTTGGATTGCTTCGACTTCTCTTAACGGAGAAATCGGCGTGATGATCCAGAACCTTGCAGTAGGAACATATTTAGTGTGGGCAAGAATCACAGACTCGCCAGAGATTCCTGTTATCAATTGTGGAGCATTTGCTGTATCGTAATCCTCAGCCCTTCCTAATCGGCTGAAAGACCCTCGCGTTTCACCTTCGCGGGGGTTTTTCTTTTGTGTCGCACTTCAAATCTCAACCATAATCTGTTAGGCTCTGCCCACCACTAGAAAGGGTGAATATGATCGACAAGATTCTTGAGGAAAGACAAGAACAATATGGCGATGCTGAGGATAACTTCTTAGCCATTGGTCGCATCTGGGGAGCCTTGCTTCGCATCGATGACATCAAGCCACACGAAGTAGCTTTGATGATGGATGCGTTAAAGACAGTGCGCATATTTCAGAACCCAGTTCATAAAGATTCATACGATGATAAAGAAGGCTACATACGCCTTATCAGAGAGTTTGTGGGTATCTAATGGGATTACTAGATGATCTAAAGAACGATGATAACTTCGTTGATAAGCCACGCTCTTGGTGTTCTACTTGCACATTGTTAGAAAACCTACCGCCAGAAGAACGCAAGTTACTCACCGCAAAGATGGACGATAAATCTATTTCCCATTCTTCTATCAGCAAAGTTCTCAAGGCTAACGGTTTTGACTTAGCAACTGGAACTCTCGGCAGACATCGACGTGGGGAGTGCCAACGTGTCGCTAAAAGATGATTTAGAACAGATTGAGAAAGATAAAGATCCAGAAATTGTGGAACTCCGCAAGGCTCTTATCAATACTCAGAAGCAACTACAGAAGCAGAAGCAACGAGATCAACTTATGGGCGAAGCAGTCTTTCGTGCTGCCTATGATGCGATGCTTGCCATGGGTCATATAAAGCCCGTAGAAGCGCCGAAGAAGGATGTTCGTAAAGCCAAGTCAGAGGTTGCATTACTCCACGCTACGGACTGGCAAGGAGCTAAGATAACTACCTCGTACAACTCTGAGGTAATGAAGAAGCGAGTCATGGACTTTGCTTACAAGTCTGTAGAGATTACCGAGATTGCCCGCAAGCATCACCCAGTTAAGGACTGTGTAGTGATGTTTGGTGGGGACATGATTGAAGGTTTGTTTAACTACCCTGGACAACTCTGGGAAGTTGATAGCACTCTCTTCGAGCAATACACAACAGTCTCTCGTTTGATGGTGGACTTCGTGCGTTACCTTTTGACGCAATTTGAAACCGTTAAGGTTGTTGCTGAATGGGGAAACCACGGGCGTATTGGATCAAAGCGTGACCATGTACCAAAGGCAGATAACTTTGACCGTATGTGCTACGAACTAGCGCGCCAGTTACTCGCAGGAGAGAAGCGCCTCAGTTGGGAAGATTGCCCAGAAGATATTCAGAAGGTTGAGATTGGAAACTATCGCGCACTCTTGATGCACGGCGATGAAGTTGGTCGTGCTGGCTTTGCATCTCCAGCAGCTTGGCAAGCAGCAGGAAACCGATGGAAGGCTGGCTCATTCAAATGGTTCTTCCAAGATATTTACCTTGGTCACTACCACCGATTTGCACAGGAACCAATGTCGGATCAGACAGGTTCTATCTATTGGACTGGTTCTACTGAGTCCGATAACCGATATGCAAGAGACTCAATGGCAGTATCGGGCGTTCCATCCCAGCGACTTCACTTCATTGATCCAGTGAAGGGCCGCGTTACTTCTCAATACCAAATATGGCTAGACTGATGTTTAGGTTCGAGTGTCCTGGTTGCGGAAATGTAATCATCACTTCGATTAACGATGATTTAGATTGTCCTATTTGTTTCTCAATGCTTGAGTTCAAAGGAAAAGAAAAAGGTGAAAATGAAAGCAGTTAGTTTGTTTGCTGGTGTAGGAGGATTTGACCTCGCACTAGAACGAAGTGGCGTAGAAGTTGTAGCGTCAGTAGAGATTGATAACAAGGCTCAGGAAGTGCTACGCCGACGCTTCCCGAATTCAACAATCTTTGGCGATGTTACGGAGGTAACAGGTGAGCAACTCATTTCAGCAGGATTCGATCCCGTCGATGGAATCATTACAGGAGGATTTCCCTGCCAAGATTTGTCCGTCGCTGGTAAGCGAGCAGGACTGGCGGGAAAACGGTCTGGACTTTTCTGGGAAATCTGCCGACTCCTTGACGAAACAAGAACGCAAAACTTTATCCTCGAAAATGTCCCTGGTTTACTTTCCAGCAATAACGGAAGAGACATGGTCGTTGTCATTGAAGCGTTGGTCCAGCGCGGGTATCGCGTGGGATGGCGGGTGCTTGATGCTCAATACTTTGGAGTACCCCAACGGCGCAGAAGAGTCTTTATTGTCGGAAGTCTTGGAGACAGCGGGCGATCACCTCAAGAAATACTCAATCTCCGCGAAAGCCGCAGCAGGTATTTTGAGGCGAGCAAGCAATCGGGGCAAGTCCCTTCCAACGCAGTTACAGAACGCGCTCGAAAGCATACGGTAGGAACTTTAACTGTATCTGATTTAATCAAAGGTCAAATGAGCAACGAAGCAATTCAAAACAATCTATTGCAGGTTGTCGATGTGGTTCAGTAAAGG